ATAGGTACGTATGCCCATGCACATTAAAACATTTCATACGCTCATTCATCACTCGATGCATTGAATCAAATGTCCCTTTTCTTGTTATTGTTTGTTTACTCATTTTCTGCTAAAATACTAAATAAGTCGCACTGTACTGCTTGATTGGGTAAATAACATTTCCAATTTACCGCATTATAAAATCTTTCTAAAGGTGTAAAAATTAATTTTTCGTATATTTTGTCGTAGTTAGGTTTAAAATATTCATCAAATTCTTTTGGCCATTCATATTTGTATGCTATAGCATCAATATTATACCTATTTGGTTTTTTAATGTAAAAATACCTCACTTTATCCCCTGATGCAATGCTTTCATACTTTTTAGCAAGCTTATGTAATTTTAGCATTTTATTATAAAAATATGCTGCTTTACAATGTATAGGCATACCTTTAACTGTTTTCATTCCATCACATTGTCCCGCGTATTTTTCGTATCCTCTAATACCCATAACTGTTGCTATTTCTGTAATAGGTAATGATTTGAATTTTTCATACACTTCAGCCATAGCTTCATTTGTTTTTTGATAATCTTGCGTTTTAAGCATTATTTGTATGACATTTTTCATATATGGTTTTAATGAATTAGGTAATGTTGTTCTAACTACTTCTACCCCCGTATATTTTGTTTTGTTTATTTTTGCACCTTCATCATCCAAAATATTCATCACATATCTTTTTTTCTGCAAAAACACACCCACTTCTCCAATACATTCTCGTTTAAACAAAAATCTACAATCTTTACTATTAAACGTTTTTTTACCCCACTTTATAATTTCATGATTTAGATACTTTACTAACTCAATTTCCATTTTATAAATGTCATCATGAACTTCCCCTTTTTCGTTTTTAAAGTTTAAACCTAAATGTTTAATCAAAAGTTCAATTGATGCATATGATGAATCTGTATCATTGTAGATAATTGGATCATTTGCTTTCAACTCTTTGTCACTCAACCCAGTTTTGTTTTTAATATAGTTTCTGATAATTATATTACTTTGTTTGATTACTGCTTGCCCTGTTAGTGTTACTGATGATGCAATATCATCATCACCAACTGGTGCGTTTTTATTCCCAAAGTAACCGTATATTGAGTTAATTAAAATTTTAATTGTAAGTTGTTTTGTACCTAAACGCTGTACATCGACCCCGGTTTCCTCATAGTCCGGATCTCTTTTTTTCATTACTGCATGTTTCTTTTTTAGTTCAACATATTCATCTTTTACTACTAACCGTTTACTATAGTAGTAATCTAAAATTTCTGGAATAATTCCCTTTTCTTGTTGATGAAATACAATATTTGCTTTTGATATTGTTAACTTATAATCTTTTACCATTTTTATGAATTTAGGTATTGTAAATTCCTTTACTTTACCGTTTACCATTTCCATCACCACTTGATTGTCAGTTTTTTCTAAAATTTTTCCAACTTTAGTTTCTGGTGATAAGTTTAATGATATCATTACATTTGGGTATAGACTGTTTGCATCAAATGATAAAATGTAATTTTGAAACCCTTGTTGTGGTTCACTAACATATGCACCCGGGTTCTTACCAGTATCCTGACCTCTGATAAATGTAGGTATGATTTGTTGTTTGTGCCTTGCTCGTATACAAAATGCCCCGTTGATTACAGATAGTGCCCCCATTGCTGCATCAAATGTAACACACCCAACATATGCTAACATTCGTATTAAACCCAAATATTGTAATTTTATTTCTAATTTTACTAACAAGTTTACATCCTGAATATTATAATCAATAAATTTGTTCCAATCTTTATCAGATAATGTTGCAAGATCCATTCCTTCAAATTCTACTTTTCGTTCACCTAATTCTTGTTCCCCAATTGCATCTAGTTTATATGATTCTCTCAAAGGTGCAAATTTTTTGTATATATCCAAATAATCTAACAAAGCAATACCTTCAATATACCACCTTATTTGTTGTCTACCAAAAGCACCTTGAAGACTTCTATAATATACATTTTTTACAGGAGATAATCTTTTCATCTGTTCTTCACCCATAATTCTTTCACATCTTTTAACAATATAAGGAATGTCAAAAAATTCAGAGTTCCAGCCACTTAAAATATCTGGATAGTCATTTTCTAAATAATCTAAAAATTTACTAAACAATACTCTTTCTGTTTCGCAGTAAGTATATTTTAAATTTTTCCTACCCTTACCTGTATATTCTTTGGTACCCCAAGTATAAAATTTATTTTCCAAATTATCATAAACCGTTATGACATTTATTGGGTGGTTGGCATTTTCAATATTAGGAAACCCATCAGGTGAATAAGTTTCAATATCCAATAACAACATTTTTATGGGATGTTTTGTAAATTCATCTGTCTCGTTTACTTGCCAAAAATTATCTAACAAAAATTGTTGTTTGATTGGTAAATTTTCAAACAATCTTTTAATTTGATTGTTTCTAATAAATTGTCTTCTTTCTGATTCTCTTTTAAATGTAACCTTTCTTAGAGGGCTTTTGAATATAGACGTTGCATTTGAATGTCGTTTGTCTTTTGGTTCAATATACAAATATGGGTTATAACTTTGAATTACTTCAATTCTTTTTCCATCTTCATCCCAAGTAAACAGTCTCATTTGTTCTTGAGAAGGTTCATAAACTACATTCCTATACATGTGAGTTAATTATAGTTTACTCTTCAAATATTTCAAGTAAATAATACTATGAATGAAGGTCTGCTAGAAGGATTAAAAGAAATACCCAAAATAATAAACTTTACTTGGAAAGATAAAAATATTAGGGATAATAAACACCCGGTTATACAGAATGGGTTAAAAAGGATGATTGAGATAAATCCGGATTGGGATGTTGTAATTAGTGATGACGATGATATAGAAAAGTATCTAAAAGAAAACTTGTCTTTAAAAAACTATACTGATATTAAAGATAGACACGTTGTTGAAAAAACAGATTTGTGGAGACTTGTAAAGTTATACAATGAAGGAGGGGTATATCACGATTTGGACAGATATTGTAATATTCCTATGAATTCAATTATTACAAAAAATGTAAAATTTGTTTTACCAACACATGAAGATTATGGGTTTACTCACTGCTTTATGGCTACATCACCTGAAAATCCTATATTTTTAAAAGCCATTCATGATAATATTAAAAAAAGAAAAGATTTAGGAAGCAAAGAAATGGTAAATAAGGTATTGATATTGGGTGCAGTTACTTGGTGTGAAACCGTTTTTAATACTCTTTTTGATTATACAGATTATTCATACTATGAAGAAAATAATGGTGTAGATTGGAGGATGATGGAGGATGATATCAGACAACCACTACATGCATGTAAATACACAACAACTTATAGAGAAGTACCCTGGAATTTCACCATGACATTTTGTCTTAGTGCTGATAAAGGGTTAAAACCTGCAGGTGCTTTTGAAGTTAGTAAAAAAATTGCAAAGCAAGAAAATGGTGAATTTTTAACTTACGATCAACAAGAATTGTTTTATGACTATAGACGTGACTTCTATAATACTTTTAAAATTAAACATTGGGCAAAAGAGAATAAGATCCATTAAATTTTATTCTCTTTTAATGAGTTGAGGTGTTTGCGTTCTGGTGCACCATGTGGAAATTTATATGATTCATAGAATTTTCCTATGTTTTGTGGTTTTTCTAAAAATCTAGATTCAGCAAAGTTTCTACCCTTTACAGATTCTTGAATAAATCTTCTTTCATCTTTCAAAACGAGGTTGATTTGATCGATCATTTCATCACCTGTTTTAAATTTAATGGGTGCATTTTCATATGTACAAATATCTTGACAAGCAATTGGTAGACCATAGCAACTTGACTCTAAATGTTTTAGATCGCTCTTAGATTTGTTGAAGTTATTATCAATTAATGGGGCCACCATCATATTACCATTTAAAGTATAAACTTTTTCCGGATAATCGAATAACTCACACCATGGGTGATATTCTATTTTACCGGTTTGTACTAAATCTACTAAATTACGCGGTATAGCTCCTAAAAATACCCACTGATAGTCTTTTATTGTCTTTCTAATAACGTCATTAACATGGTGGAAGTCATCTTTACCTTTTACTCTGTTATCTACATCAATGTGTGCACCCGATCCAGACCAGATAACTCTAGGTTTGTGTTTATTACGTTCATAATCTCTTTCGATTTTGTCTCTGTTATAAAAATTACCCATCCAAAATTTAGGAACATAATTCGGTATAACTGTTATCTTAGCATTATCTAACTTAGATGAATAATAGTCTTTCATAAACTTGCATGTTACTGTCATTTCATCGCAAAGTTCCATAATTTCTTGGATGCCTTCGCGAATTTCGTCGTCTGTAAAAGCAAATTTATATTTGTTGTAGTCAGGTATATCTTCTCTAAATGCTAAATCGTCGATTTCATAAATTAATCTAAAACCTACTTGAGATGAAATTTCTTTTAGGTACTTTACAAACTTTCTTTGGTCGGGTGAAGCTTGTCGTTGAACTTTGATTGATTCTGTATTTCTGTAATGTTGTGGGTCGATTGTCATACAGGTAGAGGTGTGTACCATGCATTTACCGCTTGCATTTAGTAAGTATTCGGGCCATATAATTCTCCAAAAACCACATCCACCGTAATCGGCGACATAATTCATAAAACGAGAAACAGGTGCAGGTTGATTATCTACAGGTATAGGGTTAGGTTGTTTAGTTTGTAGAGCAAAATTAGATTGATATGGGTTTGATTTTGCAAAAGGTTGACCACCTTGCATAAATGGTGATTGAAACATGTTTGATTTATTTACTTACGTGTTAGTCTTTATCAATTTCTGTATACTTAACTCTTCGAGTAATTCCATTGCTTTTTTCCAGATATATTACTTCACCTGTAGCAGCTTTAACACTTTCTTTCCTATGACTAATAACATATACACATTCCTTATATTTTTCTACTCTTTCTCTTAAAATAGATGTGACTAAATCTACCCCTCTTTCATCTAGACTACTATCAAATAGTTCATCATAGATACTAAAGTTAAACGTTACGTCTCCTTGAAGTCTTCTAATATCCATGAAAGCAAACAAGCATGCTAAATCGATATTTTTTCTTTCTGCACCCGAAAAATTAAAATAAGAACAGAGTTTATTTTTTTCATTTATAATTTGTTCTTCAAAATATTCATTGAAA